TGAATTGCGATAATGACTGTTTAAGACTTGGTCGATTTTTGTTCACAAACTTCTGGTATCCTGTAGACAGAACGAAACGAGAAAGAGGAAACTTCATGAACGCCGAACTCACTTTCCTGAACGCGCTGCAAGCCCTGCGCACACCTGCGCTGGACGGAGTCATGCGCTTTTTCACCCATCTGGGCGACTCCGGTTTTGTCTGGCTGGCGCTGACCGCTCTGCTGCTGGCCTTCCGCCGGACGCGGCGGGCGGGCTGGATGCTGGCGGCGGCACTGCTCTTCGACGCCGTCCTCTGCAATATCCTTCTCAAGCCGATGGTGGGCCGCATCCGCCCCTGTGACATCCTCACGGAGGTGGAGCTTCTTATCCCCCGCCCGGAGGATTTCTCCTTCCCCTCGGGGCACACGGCGGCATCCTTCGCGTCGGTGACGGCCCTCTGGCTGGCGGGGAAAAAGAGGTGGGCAATGGCAGCGCTGCCGCTGGCAGTGCTGATTGCGTTCTCCCGGATGTACCTCTGCGTTCACTTTCCGACGGATATTCTGGGTGGTGCGGTGCTGGGCACTGCCTGCGGCTGGCTGGGCGCGTGGTCTATCAAAAAGCTGGAAGAAAATAAAACGGTGCGCCCCCGCTGAGCGCACCGTAGATGGAAGAGGAGCAGTTCAGCTCCTGAGCCTGACAAAGATTATGCCCGAAAAGGCAAGTTTGACATTCTGCTGGTGTTCATGTTCGACCGAACCGGACACATCGCAGATGAAACGCCGTTTGTTGTAGAATGGTTTGTGCGAAACGGCATCTTTGAGATATGCAGTTTGCGGATGTTGTTTGTGCATTAAAATCGCAAACTGCTATAAAAACGATGCAGGCGAAGCAATACAGCCCCCAAAAATCGGCTTCAGTAAAAAGAAAAGCACTGTACTTCCTGCGAAGTACAGTGCTTTTTTGGTGGAGCTATCAGGAGTCAAAACGAACATTTTAGCATCCGGTGACAGCCCGCCATCGGGCGGGTCTTCTCCGGTTTCCAAAGGAATTTCGACGCTATTCTGGTCTCCCATGCAGGAGAACACCAGCTTCATGCGGTTATCATCGTAGACATAGACGGCCACGAGGAAGTTTTTGAACAGCTCCATCTGAAAATCCCGGTCGTGGATGTCACCCTGCTGCAGCAGTTCCAGATAGGAGATGATTTGCTCCCGGTCGATTTTCACGACATCCTCTTTGGCCACATTCAGCTGGACGCTCAGCCGGGATTGCTCAGTCTCAAGCTCGACCATCCGGGTGCGGGTGGCCTCTGTGATAATCCCCATCTCGATGGCTTTCAGCATATTCGAGGTGGCTTTTTTATTTTCCTCCAACTGCTGCTCCAACGCCTCAATCTGGAGGTCATTGTCGTGCTTTTCCCAGTATTCGACCGTCCGATCTGCTATCCACGCAATGACATCATCGGTCAAGCAGTACATCTTGATGGCCTGAGCCACAGCCGGTTCAATGACATCCCGGCGGATGTTCTTCTTGTCACAGGCGTGCTCGGTGCGCCGCTTCTGGCAGGTGTAGTAGTAATGCAGCTCGCCGTTTCTACTGGTGCCAGATACGCCCGTCATGTAGCTGCCACAATGCCCGCAGCGCAGCTTCCCGGTCAGCAGATAATCTTCTGCCCCGACACGGTGCCGGGTTCCGACTGGATTCTTTTTCATCCTCATGGCCTCCTGTACCCTGTACCACAAATCATCGCTCACTATGCGTGGAATGCCATCGGCCACCCGGACATCCCCGTATATGTAGATGCCCCGGTACCGCTCGTTCTGGCAAATACTCTGGAAGCTGCCTTTGTTCCAGTTGGCTCCCTTGCTGGTCTTGATGCCCTGGGCATTGAGATCTCGCGCAATGTCCACGAACAGGTCACCAGCAGCCACACGGGTGAATATTTCCCGGACAACGGCCGCATTCGCTTCATCCAGCACCACACGGCCATCCTCACCCCGCTTGTAGCCCAAGGGCTGCCGACCGTTCGCCATGCACTTGCTGGCGTTATCATACAGCCCCCGGGTGATGTCCTCTGCCATGTTCTCGCTGTAAAACTGGTTGACGTTCATCATGTTCCGCAGTGCAAAACGCCCGGCGGCAGTATCGTCAAAATCTTCCTCGGCATAAAACACCTTTACGCCGTAATCGTCCAGCTTCGCCTCGTTGACCATTGCCTGAAGCATATTGCGGCCGATGCGGTTAGACTTCCACGACACGACGGCCTGAAACTTCCCTTTTTCAGCATCCCGCATCATCTGCTGGAAACGAGGCCGGTTATCCGTCTTGCCGCTGATTGCCCTGTCCTCATAGGTTCCAACGACGTGCAGCCCCAGCTCGGCAGCGTGCTTCATGCACTCGCTGACCTGCTGCTCAATGCTGACCTCTCGCTGGTTATGGGAGGAGTAGCGGGCATAGATGACGGCATCCTGACCCGCAGCGATATTCTTTTTTCGAGCCATCAACCATCACCGTCCGTTTTCAAATCCCAAGAAGCTGCTTTTTCTTTGCAGCAAATTCTTCTTCTGTCAGGATTCCCTCATCCAGCAGCTGCTTCAAACCACGGATTTCATCCACCACGGACACAACTTTTATGTTCGGTATCTCTATTTTAGATTCGGGATCTTTGTAGATGGTGGTATTGTCTTCCAAAGCGAGAGAATACGAAATTGACTTTCCGTTCCACATTCCAATGGCCTCAAGTTCGGGCACAAGTTCAAACCATTGCTGCTCCGAAATAACTGGAATATTCAGAGCATTTGCCTTTTCGATTTTCGTTTGCCTTGGGTCACTGCACACAATCAAAAGCCCTGTCTTTTTTGATACGCTTACACTCGCGGTCAAACTATATGCTGATAAAATATCGAGAAAATCCATTCGGCTTCTCAGCATAGCAGGGCTTCCGGTCACACAAACGCTCTTGAACTCCTGCAACCGCAATGCAATTTCTTTCAAGTCCATAAAATGACCTCTGCAACGCAAATTTCATAATATTATGTCAGAAACACACAAATTTTTCCGATTTTCGGTATAATTCCACGATTCCATGAAAAGCGGGTGCGTATTTGATATAATTCAGTTGCTGCCGACAGTAAATTTGAGAAAGGAGCCATGCCGTATGACTACGAGCGAATGGTCGGACATCTTTGCCAAAGTCAAAAAACTGTCGGATGCTGATAAGGAGCGTTTACTTATTTTTCTGCACGCTCTGAAAGGTAACGGAGATAATTCAGCGCCTCCTGCTGCCGATCCGCCGGTAAATCAAGAAGCAGCTCAATAATTTCAGCCGTTTGGCCGTCCTCCTGCTGGAGGGCGGCCTTTATCATTTCTTTGGGGGTATGACCCAGCAGAGAGTCCAGCGATTCTCCCAGCTCGTCCGCAATGGCGCAAGCTGTCACCAACGAAATAGAATCGCTGCCGCTCAGTTCTTCCTCGATTTCCTGAACGCTGATGCCAGCAGCCTCTAAGTCGGCCGGATCCGCATTATTCAAAATCTGCATCACGCTGTCACGGAATTTAGAGGCCCACTCATTCCGGCTGGCTTCTTCATCCCACCCCATGATGTAAGACGGGGTCGTATCAAGTGCATCAGCAATAGCCTTGATTTTGGACTGCTGCAACGAATAAAGGTCAAGCTCTATTTTGTTGATGGAGGAACGCGATTTGTAACCGATACGCTTAGCCAGTTCCTCTTGGGACATATTGAGTTCTTCTCTCCGAACCTTGATTCTCTGTCCAATAGTCATATCATAGTCCTCCCAAAATCTTCTGATGCTATTATAGTACACGCGTACCTGTATCGTCAACATATTTTTGCTTTTTCAAAAAAACTTGTTGACAATACATCAACGATGTGGTAATATACGCCCAGTAGATGAAACATCTACAGCCGAAGAGAAAGCGAGGTGATACCACCGTGACCAACACAAATCTGCTCCGAATCAAAATTGACCAGTCCGGCTATAAGATGAAGTATGTTGCAACCCGAATCGGCCTGACTTATCAGGGTTTTTTGAACAAACTCCGCAATAAGTCTGAGTTTACCGCATCCGAGATCAAGGGTCTCTGCGTTCTCCTGGACATTGATGTCAATGAGAAGGAGAGCATATTTTTTTGCGGCTGATGTAGATTAAACATCTACAGGCAACACATGGAGGACCACATGGACACCACAATTCACATCAACGTGGCCGATATTCCCCCGGAAGTCGGTGAGAGCTTTGGCCGCGTGACGCTGGCGGGATTCAAAAAATTCATCGCCCAGCCCGGGAACCGCGAGAAGCTGGAGGCCCAGATGGCCGCCCGTAAGGCTCGCAAAGAAAGGGAGTGTAAGGAATGACCCGGATTCTGATGATCGTGTACGGCATCACCGCCGAACAGGCCGCAGCTCGTGCCCTGGCGGCGCAGTTTGCTGTGACCTCTGTTATCGCAGCCCTGTTTGTCTGGCTGGACAGCATGGGAATGTTCGATGATGTAGGCCGCTGGATGGGGCGCAAGCTCCGGGAGGTGCTGGATGCTGTATCCGGCTGACGAAGAAGCTGGCTACCCTGAGCCTCCTGTGTGCCCCCTCTGCCACCAGAGGTGCGATACCATCTACCGCACCGATGACGGCGTAATCGTTGGCTGCGACCGCTGTTTGGAGGCCGCAGACGCATGGGAAGTCCGTGAGTGCTTCCCGGAAAAGGAGTGATTTTATGAAAGGATTGGTATTCGACACCGAGAATCGGATGCAGTTCAAGGACTTCGGCGAACCGCTGCTGGATAACCTCCAGAAAGAGGTCGGCGGCTGCATCGAGGTGGTTCATCCCAAGTATCTGCCGGAAGGACTGTGCATGGTGATTGACGATGAGGGGTTGCTGAAAGGCTATGCCATCAACAGCATCGCCAGCGTCCTCTACGGTACGCCGGAACATGGTCAGCCCATTGTGGGCACCGCTGTGATTCTCCGTGAGGGCTTTGTGGCCGGGGAACTCGACTTTATGAGCCTTGATGATGGAGATGAAGTTGGCCTGATGCTCTTGTTCTCTGCGCTCGGTATCTGCATCAAGAACGAAAGCGAGGCCGAGTGATGGATCTGGAAAAATTCTACTTCACCTACGGTTCCGATGATGTCCAGCCGTACTGCGGCGGGTGGACGGAGGTCTGGGCACCCAACTACCAGATGGCGTGCCAGGCATTCCGGGTGGTTCATCCCGACCTCATTCCCAATGTCTTGAACTGTGCCAGCTCGTACACCGCAAAGGAGTTTGAGAAGACCAAGATGTTCGGCCCGGGCGGCAACTTCGGCCTCCGCTGCCGGGAGACCATCACGCTGAACATCGCTGTCAATAAGGCCGAGGAGGGGGTGATTTTTTGAAAGTGAGAGGTAAAAAGCTGACCCGCAAGCAGAAAGAAGCCCTTTCCGCACAGGGCTGGGACTTCCGCCTGTACCTCTGTGTCCGGGATGGCCCGGACTTCATGGAGTTGGTCAACCGCACCACCGGCAAATACGTCATGTTCCGCAAGTAAACCTATTAACTGAAAAGGAGTAAACATTATGATTCGCAATCCCAACGACATTCAGGACGGCGCAAAGAAGATTCGGATGCTCATTGCTGGCTACCCCGGCATCGGCAAGTCCACGCTGGCCCTGTCCTCACCCCGCCCGCTGCACATCGACTGCGACTTTGGCATTGACCGTATCGAGCCTCGCTACCGTATGCCGTACATCCAGCCCCGCAGCTATGACGAGATTCTGAATGACCTGAAGCCGGAGAACCTCAAGGACTTCGAGACGCTGGTGTTCGATACTGCCGGCAAGCTTATCACCCTGATGGGCCTGTGGGCTATCAAGCAGAACCCCAAGTATGGTCAGCGGGACGGCAGTCTGTCCCTCAAGGGCTATGGCTTTGTTGGCCGCGAGTTCGTCCGGCTGATGGACTACTGCTTCTACGAGCTGAAGAAGAACATCGTGGTGGTCTTCCACGCCACCGAGGAAAAGGACGGCGATAACACCCGTCTCCGCATCAAGGTTGAGGGCCAGACCAAGAACAATGTGTGGGAGCCTATGGATCTGGGCGGCTTCGTGGAAATGTACGGCAACGACCGCACCATTGGTTTCTCCAACTGTGAGAAGTATTTTGCCAAGGGCACCCGCGGCATCCACGGTGTCTATAAGATTCCCGCCCTCGGCCCCGGCAGCCCGAACGACTTCCTGACCAAGCTGTTTGAGGAGTACAACAGCAAGGCCGCCGAGGAAGTGGCTGCAAATGCCAAGGAGAACGAAGCCTACGAGCAGGTCATGCAGGAGGGCAGCAAGATCATTGCTGGCATCAAGGATGCCGACACCGCCAACGCTGCCATGCCGCCGTTCAAGGCTCTGCAGCACCACTTGACTTCCCGTCAGGAACTGAATGCCCAGTGGAAAGCTAAGATTGCCGCTCTCGGCCTGACTTTTGATACGGCCGCTGCCCAGTACAAGCCCGCAGAGGAGGCACAGTAATGGCTGCATACCTTGTTACTCACTCGCTGCTGTCCTCGTGGCTGCACCTCATCCGGGAGAATCCCTACGAGGATTTGACCACCGAGGGCGACCCGCTGGCAGAGTTCATGCTGGTCCTGCGCCGGGAGCCTACGCCCCGGACGGAGGCTATGCAGAACGGCATTGACTTTGAGAACCTTGTGACCTCCATTGTCAACGGCCACGATGACCCCAATAATCCGTGGAGCTGGGCCGCCGGGCAGATTGCCGCCATCATCAAGGGTGGACAGTTGCAGTTTAAATCCCGCAAAACCATTCAGGTGCGCGGCATGGATGTAGTCCTGTATGGCCGCCTCGATGCCCTCAAGGCTGGCACCATCTACGACATCAAGTTCAGTAGGGGCTATGAGCGCGGGAAATTCTATTCCAGCACTCAGCACCCCACCTATATGCTGCTCATCCCGGAGGCGCAGCAGTTTTCCTACCTTGTCAGCAATGGCATGGATGTCTGGACGGAGTGCTACCGCCGGGACGAAACGCCGGATATTCGCCCCATCATTTCGGATTTCTTTGACTGGCTGGATGCCTATGGGCTGATGGCCGAGTTCAAGGAGCACTGGAAAGCCTTATGACCGGGCGGCTCGTGGACATAAGTTTCAGTCTGAACCGCAAGCAGCGCATCACGCTGGAAGTTGATTCCGATTTCCGAAACCTGTGGGACAAGCTGAATCAGGAGCCGCTGCTGGACATTGAAATCAAGAAGCACCGCAATAAGCGCAGCCGCAGCGCAAACGCCTATTTCCACGTTCTGGTCAACAAGATTGCTGCCGAAACCGGTGAATCGGACGATCTCGTGAAGGAGCGGTTGGTCGTGGCCTACGGCACGGTTGCGAGGGACAAGGACGGCTGCACCGTGGGCTTCAAACTCCCGGTCAGCGTAGATGTTCACGACCTCTACAAATACACCCGCTGCTTTGATGTGCGGGAAGAGGACGGGAAATGGTTCAACTGCTACTTGGTTTACAAAGACACCAGCAAGATGGACACGAAAGAATTTTCGCACCTGATTGACGGTGCGATTGAGGAGGCCAAAGCTCTGGGTATCGAGACGGACACCCCGGAACAGCTGGCCCGGTACAAGGAGGAATGGTCACAATGAAAGGCCGAATCGTCATCTGCAACTACTGCGGAACGCCCGCAGACTTCGTGGACAGTTCGGTGGTTTACCACGGCCACAGCTTCGGCATGATTTACCTCTGCCCTCGCTGCGGTGCCTATGTCGGCGTAC